GGGCGCTAGACCGTGGAGGGCCTCCGAGGCAGAGCCATACTCAGCGCAGGTCTGTCTCAGGAAGCCTAGCTCAGGTTCATCCCGAAGGGGTAGATGTCCACCCCGTTGGTCACCTGAAGTTCGGCTCCAGTAGTCATTCTTCCTTTGAATCCACCGACAACGCAGTCGTCAGCCATGGAGGAATAGACCTCAGTGGTGCTGCCCTTTGGGACGATAACTTGTACCTGCCCTACGGGAACAGCAATACTTTGGATTCCCCAGTCGCCGTCGAACATCTCCACTATTGGGAGAAAGTTGTAGATGGTCTGGAAAGGCACCAGCAAGTCAATGTAACCGTCACCCATAGTGGTCGGGTACAGAGCCTCAGCTGCCAGATATGCGCTTTCCTCACACAGTCTCACAGTTGCCCACGTGAGTTTCTCTCCAGGTGTGGTCTGGATCTCGTGGGTGCCCGTACGCCCTGTGAGATAAGGCGTGATGTCGATGGGCTTGAAGGTGTCCGTGGTCGTCTGGGAGTTCTCCTTGAGAGGGATGAACCCACACCGGGAGACTCCTCTGTTTCCAAGGTCGCTGAGCTCGCTGAATCCAGAGTTGAAAATCCTGATGTGGATTGATCCCTTCCATCCACAGAAGTACCCCACCAGCGGGTGCACCGGGCGCACCTGGATGGTGACGGTGTTGTACTCCTTCTGGGTGGCGGGCCAGACAACTGGAGGGTCAACGCCAGTCGTCGGAGTGGTGAGAGTTCCCTCGAGCCAATCGCGTCCCTTCGTCATTTTGACCATCCTCCTTCCGAGTTCACTCACAGTCTGCGGAGAGTACTCGAAGTGCTCGAAGGTCTTGATCTTGCACGGAGCATTGGTCGGCATGGCGGCTTGTTCCTCGGTCGCGGTCTTCACAGCATCGGGCTCGGCCACTGAAGTCTCTCCTGAGACAATCAGCCCGTCTCCTCCGGTGGGAGCCTCGGCAGTCAGAGGCCCAGGATCGACCAGGCCACTCTGGTTGGAGGCCTGGAGGCCGCCCTGAGTGGTGACGAAGTTGAACGGCCGGGGGACGGCGAAGACTGCGTTGGGGTAAGTCTCGATGACATTGACCTCAACGTGATCAGCCACACTGTCCGGGGCGACCAGCTCGTTAGCCACGAAGATGGCGATGGTAGCCATCACAAAGTCCTGAACCGGGTCGGAGACGAGCTCGCCAGAGTAGGTGTTCAGCCAGGCGGTCTCGGCGTTGTAGGGCGCCTTCACGATCCTCGAGGAGGTGGCAGCGTCGAAATCCAGGATGTAGGACTCGTAGTTGGAAGCCTCGTCCCAGGTGATTCCAGCAGGCACTCCATAGCCGACCACGACACGCAACTTCCCGGTGTGGAAGTGGGTCTTGGCCGCCAGCAACCTCATCTGGTAATCAGCTCTCCAGAACTGGAAACACCCCGCAATGTGGTGGTGGATGGTTCCAGTGTTTCCTGTAGCGGCCGTCGGAGGTGTTCCGAGTTTGACCGGCCACTCACCCAGCTTCGTTCCGATAGCGTCAGCAGCGGCCCAGGTCAGCACTCGGGATCTGTCCTCTCGGAGCATCATGTCCCCGAGCGATTGGGAGCCCAGAGTGAAGGTGTCCTTGAGCGTCCTGCACATAGATTGGGGGTGCAGTGACATTCCCACAGTGGGGCGAGATCCGTTACTCTTGGCCATACCGGAGTATTGTCCGTAGAGAGGAAGACCTCCTCCAACAATGGGCACCAGATCCATGGGGATAGCCACGTCCGCTTCGAGGGTTCCGTCGACATTGGGGCCAGATGATGTTTGGCCGGAGTTGTCAATCTCCACCGGAACGTCACCGAGGGTGTTCACCCAAACGTTGTTGTTCGTGGTCGAGTGTCCACCTCCCTGACCCTCTCCGCCAGTGAAGAGAGTCGTGGTGATCGGAGCAAACCACTTGGCAGGCACAGTTCTCTGAGCCAGAGTCGAGAGTGGCTTAGGCATTGTCAGGTGGGTGTCCTTGAAGGCCGAGAAGATGGTCACAGTAGCCTTGAGGGGAATCGTGGAAGCTGCAGCTCCTTCGAGCGGGTTCAGGACCTCGATCCTAAACGTTCCAAGACTTCCGTCTCCCTCTTGTCCAGCGAAGTTGTTCAGCACTGATCTTGGGTGCATGTAGGGCACCTCGAGCTGGTAGGTCGTCGTTCCGGGCTGCATAATCACGTGGTGACACGTGAGAGCAGACCCTGGGGAGGTTGGCTGTCCGTACTGGCCCATGGCGTAGTTGGAAAGCGGCCTCCAGTAGGCGATCAAAGTGCCTTGGGAGAAGGGCTGGGCGTTCAGCTGGATGTCGAAGACGATGTTAGTCCTCACCCAGATGAACATGTCGAAGAGCTTGTTCTGCATTGACCCTTGCTCGCCAAGGGCCAGGAGCCCATAGGGAGCTTGAATCGCTACAACCTCGCTCAAGCCGTTCCCGTCCCAGGTCACGGCCTTTCTGAGGACTTTCTGACTCAAGGCAGCCTCAATGCCCATTTGGCCCGCGTGGATGGACCTTGCAGCCAGTGCTTTGTTCACGTTGGCCGCGGGAACCACCACTGGAGTGGTGGTGGACTCGATCTCCACGATCGGTCTCTCCTCTCTCGCAGGAGCCTCAGCCTGCATCTTGCCCCACCAGGGCGCACCAGTCTGGTAGAACTGGTTCTCCCCAGTCCTCTCGCTCTGGATCACGGCTCGCGCAGCGTAGGTGGTCTCCGTGACAGGGATCCTCGCTTCTTCCGGAACAGCTGCATTCACTCCAAGAACCTGGTAGCGGAAGCTGGAGTACGTCTCCATGTCCCACTGGGATGCCAGATCGAGCATACCCTCCAGGGTCTCAGCCTCGCTCTCGTAGTCTCTCTTCCACTGAATGGCTCCATAGATGGAATCTAGCCTCAGAGCTCCAGACCACTTGCCATTCACCATCCTCGGGAAAGCTCCCATGAAGCTGCACTCCTCCCAGGGCTTGAACTTGGTGGTCAGCTCTTCACCCTTCACATCGGAAGTGTACTCCTGTCCGACCAGCGCCATGGCCTGAGCCCACCTCTTGGGGTTGACTCCGGCTGTGATACTAGCCATTGAGAACTTGAGGCGATTGTCGTCGCCAAGGTACTGCCCTCGGACGTGCTCGTCAAACTCCATCTCGGGGCAAATCGAGTCAAAGGACATCCTCTGGTAGAGGTCGTTCGTCACACAGTTGATGATAGTGGTGAGGAACAACCCAGAGAAGTGGACAGCAATGTAGGAGATGAGCCACTTGCCGAACTGCACCTTAGCTCCAAAGGTCTGGTGCTTGGTGAAGGCGGCCCAGGCTTTCTTCTGGTGACCAGCGAATCCTGGAATCCACTTCTCCAGAAGCATCCCGACAATCTCGTAGGAGGCATCTCTGATACTGGCTTGGTAGCGCAGATCAAAGGCCTTGAAGTCTCCAGCGAGATACTTACCGTTAGGGATCTCGTCCAGGTACTTCTTCATCGCGTCCATGTCGTGAGAGCAGGCATTCACAGAGATGGGGACCGGGCCACAGGCTGGAGAATTGTTGAAATTAACCAAAACAGCTCCGAACTTCATTCTGAACGCGAGGTTGGCAATCAGATCACCGCAGTAGACTACTCGAGTTCTGATGTCAGTTACCTTGCTGGTGCTCACTCTCTCATCCTTGAGGTGGGCCAGGAACACAGAGTCCAGATCCTCTCCGGCCTCGAGCTTCTCCATGAAAGAGGACACAGCCTCTCTGAGGTACTCGGTCGGGTGGGGTTTCTCGTCTGAGTCCAGGGTCACGAAGTCCTTCTTTCCTGGGCCAACCCTGCTCATGATGAGGGGGAAACCAGGAGACGTCTTTAGGTCGATGGGCTTCAAGAGGCCCTCCACACCGGCAACGGCTTCATCGAGCGTGAGCTCTCGGCCCATAGCCTTGGGGAGCCTCTTCAAGAGCCACTTGAAAGACTGGTTCTTGGCTTTCTCGAGTCTCTTGGCGTTGATCGGGACTTGGATGTTCTTAGCAGCCAGGCGGGCTCCAACAACGAGCGGGTCATATCCTCGGGATCGGTCATCATCCGGTGATAGGATAGGGAGAACCTTCTCTCCTTTGCCCATTTTCCCGTTAAAGATAGTGGGCCTCAGCTTGGTCTTCCCTGGGGCGACGTTGTTAAAGCCAGCTTTCTCAACCTTGAGGGTGTTCGGTCCGTCAACTAGAGAGGAGAAGGTCTCGAAGTTGTTCTTGTAGTCAACCTTCCACTCGCAGATATCGGCATTGGGGTTCAGGATAACGTGAGTCATAGCCTGAAGCTCGGCCATATATTCTCGAGCTCTCATCTTGTCGTTGTTGTTGTAGTGCTGGAGGGCCCATTCCTTGTAGGAGTTGTCCTTGGGGTCCAAGTTAGCTGCAAGCTCACTCAGAGGCATCTCCTTCATGTGGTAATCTCTCTCCCACGCGCAGGCCAGTCCGTCAATCACCGACTCCTTGAGGTCTTCCTCAGCCATGTCCATTCCTCCCCACCATTGAGGATGGTGGGAGTTGTTGGCGTAGTGATGTTCCAGGGCGTTCCTCCAGGCAGCGGTCTTTTCTCCTCTTACCCAGCGGTCGGTGTATCCTCCAATCTCTGCTCTAGTCATCTTCGAGTCGTCGTGCCTTCTGAGCTTGATCCAAGGGACAGGTCTCCCAGGAATCTGCATTCCTAGGAGAAGGACTGCCTTCTTGTGGGACTCAACCTGGGCGAAGTGCTTGGCCAGCTCTGACTCGGTCCTGACTCCCTCTCCAGCTCCGAAAAACTCGGTGGGGGGTTCTGGCTCAGTGAACGCTTCGTTGAAGAGCTCACGAGTCAGAGGGACAGAGAAACCGTTGGGCTTGGTCTTGTTGGTGGATCCAGCAGTGTGCATTCCGATGATCTTGCCAGCGTACTTGCCTCCAATGATGCTAATGAAAGCTCCGCAATCTCCAGGTTTGGTTGCCAGCTGGTACACAAACCCGTTCTTGACGTCGTATCTCTGGTTCTCGAACTTGTAATCCCCCTTTGCGGCTCGGTTGATTCTCACAAACCTGGGGGTTGGTCCAGCATAGAACGCGCCATCGCAACTGCCAACTTCCTCGAGCTCAGCATCTGAGATCAGCTTGTAGGCCTGGTCTCTCAGCGGCTTCCACTTGTTGTCCATAATCCGGTAGAACATGATGTCGTTTTCGAAGGTCCACCGGCCGCAGTTCCGATCGAATGGGATGGTCAGGGTGTTGGCGTCAGTCGTGATGAGCATCTCAGTTCCGTTCTCTACTACCTCATCCTCTCCCTTGCGGAAGAAATGGGCAGGAGCGCAGAACGTCCGTCCAGTGATGAACGTGCAGTTCACAGTTGCTCCGGAGATGGTGAGGTTACCCACATTGGCTCCGACCAACTTCGCCTGGGCATTTCCTCCTCTCCAGTGGACGTCTCTCGACCTCTTGTACCTGGTTCGGTCTCTCTTCCTCGGGGACTCAGCGGTCAGTTCGAGGGCTTCTCCGGCTGGGTGAGCGTTGGTCTTTCCCAGAACCCACTTGGCGAGGGACCACAGGCCCCAAACAATCATAGGGACCATTGCGCACAGTCCCCAGGGTTTCCAGGTGTTCCTAAACCTGTCCATGATGCCGTCGACGCCGTCCGCGGTGGGATTGATCCCGAGCCCGTGGATGTCTTCCAGGGAGAAGTTCTCCTGATTGATCTGGCCGGTGGTGGTGTCAATCCTCGAATCGTAACGGAGAAGGGTGTCGCTTCCAAGGGGGTAGATTCTCTCCCCGTTGTGTTCGACAACCCACTTTCTCTCCACTCCGAGTGAGGCACAGGCAGCGTTGAAATCGCTGAGGTTATCAGCGATGTCCCAGGGCAGGCGCTCTCCTTCGCATTCGGCAGCCGCAACTGCGTCGTGCATTGCCTGTCTGTCGATGGATCCGGTCAGCAGTCCTTTGGTGACGGCGTCCCTGGTGGACCCGGACAAGGCCAGATACTTCCTGATCGTGTCCTCAGCGTCCACATCGGAGCACTCCTTGTACTTGCCGTTGCTTTCGTCGCTGGAGGTGCTCAGTGCATCCCAGGCGCTCTTGGTCATGATCTCGGGCTCCAGGGGGTGAGCAGGGGCTTGAGCCTTCTCCTGCTTCTTCTCCTTCTTTCCGCCTTGTTCCTGCCATTCGTCTCCAGCAGCTTTGCCCTTCTTCTTGCCTCCCCCTTGTCCTGTAAGGGTGAGGAAGTCGATCAGGGTGGGCTTCTTGGGCACCACTCCTGTCTGGATCTTCTGTAGGACCTCATTCATAATGTCCTGTGCGGGGGCGGTGGAAGTCGAGAGTCCTTCGGCTGCGAGCATCGCTTCTCCGGTTTCCATGTGCTTCAGGAATTTCTTCCGGATCATTTCCATGGCAACAGGATAGGTGTACTTCTTGTTGCAGTTGGATTGGCCAGGCTCGTAGATCCTCTTGGCAAATCTAATCTCCATGTAGCCTCGATTGTTCCTGATGTCTTCCGGAACTCGTGACATTACGAGGGTTCCTTCCTCGCACCATTCCTGCTGGGCTTTCTTGGTCAGGGTGACCTCGATGTTGACATCTCGGCGCCTTTGGAGGGCCTTGGGGTCAACCTTGCTCTTGGGGAATTGCCTGTTGGATGTCGTGATCACAAGCTTGGGTGCCACCGTAGTCCCTTTCTGGCCAACGATGGGGTTGTCCAGTGAGGCCATCTCGGGCATGAAGCAAGCTCCAGAAATCAGTGTGAGGAACTCCTCGTCGTGCATGCTCTCAGCGTGGGCGAGAAACTCGTCGAAGAGGATTGCGTCCTGTCCAGTGAATCCGTTCCAGAAGGGTCCCTGGGGGCGAGTGTAGAGACTCGCTCCCGGACAGACTCGCCTCGTGAGGTCGTTAGCCATGTGGGTCTTTCCAGTCCCTGGAGGTCCGTAGATTCCAACACAGAAGGGTGTGACCCTAGATGTCTGTTGGGCTCTAGCTTGCTCGATGTTCTTGGCCAAGCTCATGATTTCTCCGTAATAACGGGAAATGGCGAGTTTGTTCTCGGACTCCACTTTAGAGAGGCAGAGGGCTTTTCCGGTCGTCAGCAGGCGCATCACAGTCTCCCCATAGATTGGGGAAAAGATGACGTTCTGGTTCCTAGAGAGGGTGGTGACCATAGCGGCCTCCTCAACCCATTCTCTCTCGTGAGCAGCAAGGTCCCCGGTGAGGATATTCACACCGTCGCTCCACATGTAACAGGCATAGAACAGGCATGTCGCAGCAGCAGACACGCCCAGTCCAGTCAGTCCAATGAGGGAGCTAAGATTCTTGGCTCTGGTGGCGATCTTGTCAATAGTCCGGTCAGAGAGATCGAAGAGGTGGCTCATCCAGCGGGAGAGGAAGGAAACTGTCTCTCCAGTATCTTCTTCTCCGTCTTCCCCTAACTCGGGGGCTTCTTCAGCTTCTCCGGTCATGGTTTCGTCTTCTTCAGCCTCAGATGTTGTGTAGAGGAACTGCTTGGCTTTCTTCCATGAAACAACTCCGAGGATGGATAGCATGCAGCCACAGAGGACAGCAGCTAGGAACTTCAGAGCATTGCTCATAGCCTTTTCACCTAATCCTTCAACCATTTGGCGGATGCGGCCCATCACGTTGTGATCAAGCCATGCAATCACGTCCTTTCCGTAGGCGGCAACAGTAGCCGCCATTCCTTTCACCATTTCGAGCATTCCGTCCCAGATGGCTCTGATCTTGTCTATAGTCCATCTGGCTCCATCCTTGAAGGTTTGGAAGAGAGAGGTCTCTCCTTGCCCACTAAGGGTGTTTCCCATTCCGTAATCGCGTGATCCGGCACCGATGCACATTCTCAGTCGGTTGAGGGTGTTCTGGAAAGCAGGTCTGTTAACAATCCAGTAATTTTCGTCGTCTTCGTGTCCGATAGGCTTAGATCTGGTCATCAGTTGGAAGTCATCAAAGAGGAGAGCAGCACAGACAAAGGGGTCCATGTCGAGCCACTCAACCAGTTCGAGACCAAAGGTTCCGTCGTGGATGGATTTCTCCATCTTGGTGCAGGCCATTATCACTTTCTTGAAGAAGTTGGCTGATCCGGGACGGAGAACGATGTTCTCGGTGTCCTCATTGCGGAGAATGATGTTGGGGTGGAGGCTGCTCACCATAGATGGGCAGAAGTCGTCCTTGGTCATGTACTCCTGGGTTCGAATAGCCATCACAGCAAAGTCAAGCCATGGGGCCACGCGAGCCTTGTGATCAGAAGATCGGATCCAGGTGATTTCCTCAGGTGTTGGAGGAACGGCCCAGAGGTCCGTGTACTTCTTCACGTCGGAGCTGAGAGGGATGTTAGTGCGCCTCCTGATGGTTTGGATGCACTCGTCCTCCAGGTCCGAGGTTGTTGACTGGTGAAGCCACCTCTTTTTGAAGTGCTCCACGGAGTCAGAGCTGGATGTGCCAGCTTTTAAGTCCACATTGGCCAGGGCCTCTGCGAGGTCCCCGGGGATGGGACAGTCAGGATTCTGTTCGCTTTGCATTGAGTTCATATTCACTTTCTTAGGTGATCTGTGATCCACAGTTTTCACCCGAATACTTTTATCTCTTGACAAATTCCAC